ATGGTTTGATTCCCCCCAAAAACGACTCAAAGAGCCACGAAAATGACTAGCAAGGTCACAAAAGGTCACCTACTCGCTCAAAGCGGTTCAAACGGGCTTGAAACGGTTTTGGGTAGGGACGCACAAGGGCAAAACAGCCATTTTGGCGTCGAAACCCCAAGAATCCACACGCCATTGAACGATTTGCCTAGTCGCGGGCTTGAATTGGTTGATTTATCTGCGTCAATCGGTATTGACCTTATGCCGTGGCAGAAATTTGCACTTGAACACACGCACAAGGTAAAGCCTGACGGTAGGTGGGCGACCCCCGTGAACGTGGTGTGCGTAGCCAGGCAAAACGGAAAATCATTTTTGCAACAGATCAGAATTCTTGGCGGTTTGTTTTTGTGGAACGAGCCGTTGCAAATTGGGTCAGCGCACCGCCTGGCAACAAGCCTGGAACAATTCCGAGCATTGGTTGGCGTCATTGAACAAAACGACTCATTGGCAAAACAGGTCAAGCGGATACGTTGGGCGCATGGGGCTGAGGAAATTGAAACAATCCACGGAACGCGTTTTATTGTAAAGGCTGGCGGTTCGGCAGCTCGCGGTGTCTCGCGCCCGTCAACATTACACCTGGACGAATTGCGTGAAATGTCTGACATGGAAAGTTTTGCGTCATTGCGGTACACACTCATGGCTGCACCGAATCCATTGGTCATGGCGTACACAAACGCTGGCGATCATTCAAGTTTGGTTTTGAATTCGTTTCGCGAAAGGGCGTTGGCAAAAATTGCTGGGGCTGACGACGAAATTGGGTATTTTGAATGGTCAGCACCTACTGACGAAATAAGCGTTGAAAATGCCAAATGGGCAAACCCCGCAATGGGAATCACAATTCACGCGGACAACATACGAAGCGTTTTGAACGACCCACCTGACGTCGTAATGACTGAAGTTTTGTGCCGTTGGGTTGTTGCGATCAACAGTGCGGTGGACGCTGCTGCCTGGGGTAACTGCCTGGACAAAACGGTTGACTTAGATACCGAAAAACAAACTTGGCTTGCAATTGACCTTTCACCTGATAGAAAACATGCAAGTCTTGTGGGCGCACAAAAATTGGGCGCGGAATCATTTGTGGTCAAATTACTTCACACCTGGTCAAATGACTTGCAGCTTGACGACAAAGCAATTGCCAACGAATTGGCAGACTATGCCCGAAAGTATCCAACCGAATACGTCTTGTATAGCCGTCGCACGGCTGGCGCAGTCGCAGCGCGTCTTGCACCCGCTGGCATTGCAATTTTTGACATGGACAGTGATTACCCACAAGCATGCGACGAAATGCTAAGTGCGATCAACTCAGGTCGTTTGAAACACAGGGGTCAGTCACAATTAACCGAGGAAATTTTGGCAGCCGTTCAATTGCGTCGTGGTGACGGCGGTTGGGTCATTGGTAGGCGCGCGTCAAAATCGGTCGTTTGCGGTGCGGTGGCAGTTTCGTTGGTTTCACACTTTGCGACACGCCAAGAGAATGATCTTGACATTATGGTGGGTTAAATCGTATAAGCCTGACACAATTTACGCATGGGTTTATTAGACTTATTTGTTCCAACCAAGCCGACGGCAGCCGTCACTGCCGCTTCGGTTGACGCAGCTGCAATTGCGCCGTATTACCCTGAACAGGGACAACTTTTCTTTTCGGGTGTAACAAGCGCAATCCGTTCCGAAGCAATGACAATTCCAACAGTGGCACGTTCACTTGGAATCATTCAAACCGTTGCTTCACTACCTATGCACACACGCAATGAAGCGACAGGCGAAAAAGTACCGCAACCGCGCGTGATCAACCAGCCTGACCCAAGAATTCCAGGAACAACATTTTGGTCATGGATTATTTCAGATTTATTTTTCTTTCCAAGCGCGTACGCATACGTTATGGAACGTTATGCCGACACAGGAAAAATTCGCGCAATGGAACGTGTTGCACCTGAACGCGTAACAATTCAAACAAACGGTATTGGCACAGAAATTGTTTCTTACTCAATTGACGGGTCTTATGTTGACCCAGCAAATTTGGTTGTATTCGCTGGCGCACAAGAAGGTTTGTTAAACCGTGCTGGTCGAACAATTCGCGCCGCTGCTGCGTTGGAACGCGCTGCGCTAGATTTTGCAGCCGACCCAATTCCACAAATGGTTTTAAAATCAAACGGTACATCATTGCCAGCCGATCGTGTTTCAAAACTTTTGGGTGCAATTCGAAACCGTGCAAAGAAATCCGTTATTTACTTAAACGCTGACGTTGATCTTTCAACAATTGGTTATGACCCAAAGAATTTGCAATTAAACGAAGCCCGGAACTATCTTGCACTTGAACTTTCAAGAGCTGCGGGTTTGCCAGCGTATTTCACAGACGCACAACAAACAACCTTTACTTATTCAAATGCGTTGGACAAACGACGTGACCTTGTGGATTTTGCGTTTAGAAATTACATGTCAATCATTGAACAACGGTTATCTTTTGCGGATTTTACCCCAGCCGGAAATCGAGTGTCGTTCGACCTAGACGACTTCTTGCGTGGCAATCCTTATGAGCGCGCGCAAGTGTACGAAATACTTAATCGCATTGGCGCAATGTCAATCGAAGAAATACGCGAGGAAGAAGACATGCTGCTATGAAAAAAGTCATCACGCCGTTTCAAATAACTGCCGCCGATTCTGAAAGTCGCACAATCAGCGGCACAATTGTCACGTTCGAAGAAACCGGCAACGCTTCAATTGGAAAAGTGCAGTTTGCTAAAGGCAGCATTGAACCAAAAGCCGTTTTGCTAAACCTTGAACATGACAGATCACGCAGAATTGGAAAAACACTTTCCATTGAAAGCACCGATCAAAACATGACGGCTACGTTCAAAATCGCTGCAACAACTGCCGGCAACGACGCGTTAGTCGAAGCCGCCGAAGGGTTGCGCGACGGATTTAGCGTAGAGGTTGCTTTTGACGAATACGAAACATTAAAAGACGGCACAGTGCGCATTTTGAAAGGCGAATTGACTGCCGTTGCATTGACTTCAGAGCCGGCAATTAGATCAGCACGGGTTGAAACCGTAGCGGCAACAGAAGAAGAAAAAACAGAAGATTCTGATTCGACAATCGAAACAGAAGAAACACCAACAACAGAAGGAGACGAAGTGGACAACACCGTCACACAAGCGGAAGCCGTCGAGACGGTAGAAGCCGCAGAAACAATCACTGCGTCAGCGCGACCAAAGGTGGGGGGCTTTACATCAAAGCCACGCATTGAAGTAACCGCTGCCAAGTATTTGGAAAACACAATTCGCGCGTCAATGGGAGACTTAGACGCTCGCGATTATGTTCACGCAGCAAACAATGGTGCAACAACAACTGACAATGCTGGACTTGTTCCAACACGTCAATTGACTGAAATCATCAATGGACTTGGCAACACAATTCGTCCAAGCATTGACGCAATTAGCCGTGGGACATTGCCTGACGCTGGAATGACTTTTGAAATTCCAAAAATCACTGCTATGCCAACCGTAGCTGAAACTGCCGAAACCAACGCATTTTCAAATACAGATCAGGAAAGCGCATTTGTCTCAGTAGATGTTAAGAAATTTGCCGGGCAACAAAAATTTAGCGTTGAATTGCTTGAGCGCAGTTCCCCATTATTTTTTGACGAATTGCTCAGAAATATGGTTAGTGCCCTTGCTAAAGCACAAAATTCTTATGTAAATGGAATTCTTGTTGCAAACGCTGGAATCGACGCAACAACACTTTCAGCACTTCCAACTGCTGCTGAATTACTTGCTTATGTTTCACGCGGTGCTGCAACCGTTTACACAAACACACAAGGTTTTGCACGCAACATCATTATGGGTGCAAGCCAATGGGCAAATACAATGTCACTAAATGACAATGGACGTCCAATTTACGTTGCTTCACAACCAATGAATGCTGGCGGTGCTTTGCGCCCTGACAGCCTACGCGGAAATGTTGCGGGTCTTGATCTATACGCAGACTTCTCAGCACCAGCCGGGTCAGATGACGGTTCACTCATTATCGTCAACCCTGATTCATACACATGGTACGAGTCAAGCAATTTCCAATTGCGTTCAGAGTCAACAGCCGACGGTTCAATTACCGTAGGTATTTACTCATTTGGCGCAACTGCAATCAAACTTGCGAACGGTGCATTCCGTAATAACAAGTAAAAAATAGACATGCGGTGCGGTCACTCCCGAACGCACCGCAGCCGATCGAAAGGAAACGGACATGCCAGCCATTGTCACTGCAAGTCAATTGCGTACGGTGCTTGGCGTGTCCGTTTCTTTATACAGTGACAGTTATTTAGACGAAATAATAAACACAAGCGAAGCCGTAATTTTGCCCATGCTTGTAGCAAACACTTCAGCCGTGCGTGCTTATGGCTTAAAAAATAACGTGGCAACGTATTACACCCAACGTCCACATTATTTTGTGGCGGGTCAATCAATTGTCGTAACCGGTTTGCCAGCACCATTCACCGCAACAGTTACAGTCGTTGACATTGCCGATTATTATTTTACCGCAGCCATTACGTCAGCCGACGTGACAGAGCGCGACATTATTCCTGAAGGCGTTGCAACATTATCCGGTTATTCAGCCGCAGCAATTTACGCCAACAACCCAGCAATCGAATCAGCCGTTTTGGCGGTAAGCGTCGAGGTCTTTCAAAGTCGCGTTGCGGCAGGTGGAGAAATCCAAGGTGTTGATTTTCAAAGTACGCCGTATCGTATGGGTCGGTCACTCACAAACAGGGTGTCGTCATTACTTCAGCCGTTTTTGGACGTTGAAACGGTTGTGCAATAGTGCCAGCCAACTCAATTGCCGAAACACGGGCAGCCTTATCAAACTCATTTAGCGCATTAGCTGCAAACGTCTATCCAAGCGTTCCCGAGTCGCCTATACCACCGGCAATCGTAATTGTCCCGTCAACGCCGTACATGGAAATCGTTTTGATAGGCAAGGCTCAAACAAAAGTTAAACTTAATTTTGCCATTACCGCCGTGGTTGCTTCAAATAGCAATGCGGGGTCATTGGATAACCTGGAAAAACTCATCATAGGAATTCTTGGGGCAATGCCCTCAGGATACGTTGTTGGCACGGTTGAAAAACCAACGGTGCTTGAAGTCGGGCAATCACCCATGCTTGTTGCTGACATCAACGTTTCAACGTACTACACCCAAACAATCTAAGGAGACAAAGTGGCAACAACGATCATCACGGGTCGCGATCTAGTCCTAACGATCGGCAACGACTCTTATGACGCACAGGCGACCAGTGCGACATTGACAAACACACCAACAACAGAAACTTACCAAACGCTTGACGGTAAGGCTTACAAGACTATTGACAACCAGTGGGCATTTGAAGTCGAAATGTTGGCTGACTGGGGTGCAGCTTCATCATTGTGCGAGGAATTATGGACTGCAATGGAGACATCACCAAACGCACCAATTACGGTTTCACTGACTGCAACGACAGGCGCAGTTTTTGCGTTTAACGTTTTGCCAGTGTACCCAAGCGTGGGCGGTACTGCACCTGACGCACAAACGATTACACTTTCATTTGTTGTTGTCACTGAAGTCACCGAGACATTCTAAAACCAACAATCGGGAGAAAAAATGAAACTACCAATCACAATCGAATACAACAATGGCGAATCAGCAACTTACATTGCTGCACCGCCTGAGTGGGTAAAAT